TAAATGGATATCTCACGACATCCGGAAAATTTCTATGTTTGTTGAGAAAATCAAACTACCAGAATACACCAGTCAAGGGTGGTATTGTGGTAGAAAATACAAAGCCGTTAAAAATAAATAACCCGTTTTTAACTTCACAAAAGAAGCTCCATCAGGGGTTCCGCCCGTTTAGGTTTTTATAGTGGCCAACACCCTCGTTGCGCATCCACTTTATTACAAGCATAAAAAAAGCTCCTTATAGGAGCCTCTAAATTCTAACTTTTGAAAACATCTCAACTTAGAATACAAGGCTCCCGTGCTTCGTGGCAATATTCGCCACCGCATTGGTTTTTGTATTAATTGTTTTGTTAAGCATTTTCATAATTCTATTTACTAGTATTCTCTAAAAAGTTAATTTTTTGTTTCTAAGTGTACTATTGTACAGATTGTTTCGACATAAGTCAACACTATCTAGCAATTTTATTTCCGTCAGTCGATCCTTTTGATGCACTCATTTGTTGTCCCCAAAGTAATTGTACCACACGTATTCAAAAGGGTAACTGTTGATCGTCTGTTCGTTTGATAACCCAAAAATGGGTGAAGTTGTGCTAAATGTGTGTTCGCCATAGCATGTACTAACCAATGCTGTTGGTAAAGCACCATGATATGGTACAGGTAGTTGTTCATCACCAATGATATCCCTGACACCAGCTGCACGCACTTTGAAGTTAGCAGACTCGCCGACGGAGGATAGGAACACAGATGTGTTCGTTAAAACTTTACGTGATGACGAGTGGAAGTTAGCTTTCATGACATACTTATCAACACCAACGTATGATATGCCACCACCATCGTGTGAATCACACCTGATCACCGTATTCAGTGTAATGGGTTCTGTCTGATTGATGTCAGCAACAACCAGGAATTTGATGAATTCACCATCTGCGTACTCGGCTTTACTTGAAACAACAGACAGGAGATTCACACGTTCGTCATTGGATAGTTGGGTTTCATACATGAATAGACCACCTGTTAACAAAACAACAACCAAGCACAAATACGCCACAATAGAGTGTATCAGTCCAACCAACCGGAAAGACTTCTTCTTCACAAGAGTTGCATGAACATGGGTTATTTTATTAACAATTGATTCTGTTTTCATGTTATGGCACTTGCTGAAAAATATCGATAAAAAATGCAAACACAGCTTTAATCTTATCCAAACCTAACAATATGCCTCCTACAATCGCAACGACCCACGTAATCCCCTTTTGTAAACTTTCACGCACTAACGCAAATGCTTTTCGTTTACCGAAAAACTCTGTAATGTCAGGTTCGTTCTCAAGCAAGCGCTTGTGTCGATCAAAGTCTTCATCGGTCATGGAACCATATTTGTGCAATACTTCCAGCTGCTCGCGTGTTAAGCGCCTAACACGCGTAACTTCAGCTTCATACTGGTCGTCATTCATTATAATACCTTCGTTTTATGACAGACGTTGCTGGTATTCAGCAATAGCGTCCACAAGAGTAGGGAATACATCTGTCTCCACGAATTCAGAAGTACCTGACTGTCCATCCAATTGAACATCGTATTCTAGTGTCATTGCTGATAATAGTATCTCAATTCGAATTCGAATTATTTTACCGGCGCGAACAACTGGCACTGTTTGTGTTTTGTTGATTGGGTCTATGCAATCTGCAATCACGTGCACATTGCTCCCAACGTCATATGTTGTGGTAATCGTGGCCATATGCTATTTCTCCATTTGTGTCTATTTATGAGCCCCGCGCAAAGGGGGCCTATTATAGGCCCCCTTCGCACCACCACTTACTTATTGTTGCCGATCTCAAGATCAACTGACAGGTCCTTCGCAGCCTTCATTGTCAGAATGTCCATGAAGTTTTGGGCATTTGAGTCAGACGATACGCCTTCCTGTCCGCCACCAAACACAGTAGTTGGAACATTTCGTACCGCAAACGCTTCAGCCCACGCCTTATTGATGTTCTCCAGTGTCTGGAGTTTCTGCGCTAGAGCATTATCCGCCAACAACACTTCACGTTTCTTGTATGCTTCTGCATCGGCTGCGACTTTCACCGACTTTGCATCGATCTCAGCTTTTTGGAAAAGTATTTCAGCCTGAACGCGTTGGATCTCAGCTTTCTCCATTTCGCGTGAAGCATCAGTCAGAGCTAGTTGCTTTTCGGTTTCAGCTTTCGTTGTTCGTTCGATCTGGTCGACGAGTGCTTCAGCTTTCTTCTCAGCCACTTGACGCTCACCTTTTGCTTCAGCCAGACCTTTCTGCTCTTCCTCTTGGATTCGTTGCTCACGCGCGATAGCACGGTCTGCTGACGCCTTCTGTTTGAGTCCCATACGTTCTACGAACTTCTCATTCGGTAGAACATCGGTGATACGAGCTTCGGCAATCGTAATACCGAATCGCGAAAAGGATTGACCTTTACGAAGAGCAACCCCCTGGGAATCAAGAACCTTGTCCACCTCGAAGACAACCTTTTCGTCATCGTCAAAATCTTCTTGGTTGGTACCTTTGGTGGCGTTTGCTGTGCTTCGTGAGGAGCCACTCCGATTCGTCTTGACTTCGTTTCGCTTGATGATGAACAAACCATCATTCAGTTGATTTTCAAAGTCAATGTTGAACTGTGTCTGACTGCCTGAGAAGTAATCGTCAGCACCCATCAAAGCAGCGTTGCCGCGGACAGTTTCCTGGAACGCAGGAATCAGTGTCGTTCGCAACAGGTTTTCTTCTGAACGATACTCACGAGCCATTCGGAGGAAGTTCTCTTGATCAGATGGCAAACGGAAACGAGCCGAAGCAGAAATCAAAGCATCAACTTGGTCGAGGAACGTTACACGAATTTGTGGAAGTACGGCTGAAGCTTCAACCTGGCCCATGTTCTGTTCAGCAACAACGGACAGAGCTTTCTTCCAAGGATTGACACGGCCAAACAAGTGCATATTGTAGCCAACTTCATTGACCATCTTTTCTTCCCCAGTGATTGTCCGAACGTGATACACGAAGCCAGATTCCGCGTAGAAGAACATATCGTTGAACAAACCCCAACCACCCGAGACCAGCATACCAGCTACCAACACCATGTTAACGAACTTCGGCACTGGAAACTTTTCAGCTGAAAGCATCGCGCCCAGGTCAGCTTCGGACATGTCACCACGTTGGCGGCCGCGAATGCGGGCTTTTTCCATCTTCTGATTGAACATGTTTTTGAATACACCAAGGCCAATCAATGCCAGGATGAACAGGAATGCTACAAAGTAGTACATATAATTAAAACTCCAAGTTAATGTAATAGTATGCTGAGGCGATTTGCTCAATACTGATACTTTACATCAACATTGAATGTGTTTCAACTAATCTTTGTATAAATCTTCGATATTCTTTAAGTGTTGCAGTTCGGGGTCTAATGCTAACTGCAACTGTTCTTCTTGTTCGGGTGTAAGAACAGGGTCGTCAACGAGACCCAGTTCAGCTAGTGCTTTGTTTACAGCAGCGTCCTTCTTACTCACGCGGCACGTGTGTTTATGTGACGAATGTGACGAATGATGTTAGCTTCGGTTGAACCGTTTACAGCTTCACCTTCACCGTCAACTACACACCAATAGTCTTCGTTGCTATCCAGACTCATAACAGCATTTACCGCTACGAAATCCACAACTACGCTCATCGGATATGTGATTGTGCCACAATACTGCGTGGCGTTTCCAACGTCGGTTACAGATACTACACGGACAGTATGTGTCAATCCACTCATAATAATTTCCTGTTTGATTTATTTATAGTACTTTTTCGACAGCATTGATGCGCAGCTGTCGTATGCGCTTTGAAATTTCAGGACCTTTCAGTGTTTTCTGCTCATCCTTCGGTATGTCTGTGAATGTGATAGAAGCAGCCAACTTGAAAGCATCATCAATTCTTGAACCAATAATACGAAAACCATCAACGGTGAGAATTGGGATGATAACGTTCAGCAATGTGTTCGGGTTTCTGAAAGCATCAATATTGTGAAACAGGTCGATCAAGTCAGCAGCGTCGCTCTGACCCAGGTTGACCATTTCACCAACACCCAACCAACCAGTAACTTTATTTGTATGCAAGCAAGCCTTGGTCACATCCGTTGGGGCTTTCAGTTTGTCCAACATACCAATCAACTCCATTCGATCGCACCGGCTGGTCAAAGATGGCAGACGCAGTTCAGGTGAAAAGCTGCTCAGTTTGTCCCACCGAGATGGACCAACTGCCTTCATTGCTGGAAACAATCTGTCCATAGCACCACATTCTCTCAACTCTTCCCAAAACCGATGAGGGAATTTTTCAGTCATTGCTTTTTCGGTTTCAACCCAAACTCGCTCAGCAGTCAGGTTTTCCATCTCATTAGCCTTAACAACATCCTGCATCATCATCCGCGTGACCGCATCAACACTGAAGTTATTATACCTTGAGGCGAATCTTGCAACACGTAAAATCCGTAACGGATCCTCAACAAATGCATCTGTTGTGTGTCTAAGAATACCATTTGATAAGTCTGCCAAGCCGTTGAAAGGATCAATAATATCGTCTGATAATTTAGCATGTCCTAGTGCATTCCACCCCACCACTCGACGACACATCGAGTTGATAGTCAAATCACGTCTTGCTAAATCATGCTCTATACTAATCAATTTATTGTGATTAACTTCGAACCCATGATATCCAGATCCCACTTTGCGCTCCGTTCGTGCTAATGCAAATTCATCACGTGTATTTGGATGTATGAATATTGGAAACGACGAAGCTTCTATTGGTAGAAATCCAATCTCCAACATCTCTGTTGGAGAAGAACCAACAACCACAAAATCGTGATCGGACACAGGTCTATTGAGCAACCTGTCTCTGACAAAACCTCCAACAATATACACTTCTAGTGATAGCAAACGATCAACATCTAAATCCATGGTACCTATTCCTGTAATTTTAACCACTATACCACCTGGTATAAATATTGGCAACACTAAACACCCGAGCAGGAAAGTGCATGAAATCAACAAACTACAACCTTGATCGTAGATATAAACAATTTATAGAAGATGCAAAAAAAGTGCATGGCGATTTATATGACTATTCATTTGTTGAATATATGAACACCAAAACACCTGTAACAATCGTTTGCAACGTGCATGGAAAGTTTAAACAATCCCCCAAGGTGCACCGAAAAGGTATGGGGTGTAAGGAATGTGCTACGGATAAACGAAGAATTACTACCGACCAGTTTATATCAAGAAGTAACAAAACACATGACGGTTATTACTTATATGGCGATATCATTGTAACAGCTGTAACGGACATGGTACAGATAACCTGCCCCGAGCATGGGGCGTTTACCCAACAAGCTGGAAGACACATGGTTGGTAGAAAGTGCACGGAATGTGCCAAGAAATTAAGAACACTAACGCGGGAACAATTTGTAGAGCGGAGTGAGCAGACACATGGTGAGTTATATGAGTATTCGTTGGTTGAATATACAAATATACACACGAAAGTTCAAGTGGTATGTACCACACATGGACCGTATTTGGTATCCCCAGCACTACACATTCAACGAACGGGTTGCCCTTCGTGCACAAGCTCCAAAGGTCAATTAGCGGTTAGATTATTTCTAAAGAAACATGAAATTTCCTTTTTAGAAGAGTATAGGTTCCCCGATTGTCGAAACAAATACCCTCTTCCATATGACTTTTTCTTACCGGATCGTAGAGTGGTAATTGAATATGATGGCATACAGCACTACAAACCCGTACCCATTTTTGGCGGGGACAGTTACTTGGAACAATTACAAGAAAACGACAAGATCAAAAACACATACGCCAGTGAACAAGGGATTCAGTTAATACGAATCCCCTATACGAAACTGTACGATGTTGATGATATTTTGCGTGAATTACTTCTTGTTTCTACGAAATAATTTGCGAAACATCTTTGCGAACATCTCTGCTCGTAGTGCATGTGCCTTTGTTACGGCATCGTTAATTTCTGATGGTGTTGGCTGTCGAATTTGGTCACCCATTACAGATCACCGCCCATACCCATGACGCGAGATCGGATATCACAACGGCGTACACCAATGTCATCCAATTCCTTATCGGTCATGTTCTGTAGTTCACGAATTGCTCGCTTACGAGCAGCTGATGACTCATCTGGTACGTAATATATACCAAGCAATTTGTGTAGCCAACGTTCGATGAATTTCATATTATCGTCCTGTGGTAACGACACGCTTGATATCCTTACGAGCAATGCCGATATCTTCCAGCTGACGGTCAGTTAGGCGATACAGATTCGCAATTGCGTTACGACGTGCAAGGTACTTCTTTAGTGCTTTCATTTTTGTTCCCGAGGGGTTAGTGGTTAAGTGTTAGTGTGTCTATTTAACCGCAAGTGCCCCCAAAGATCACCTGATTATATGTAAAAACTGCTATAAACAAAACACCACTAATCAGGCATCTTCTTCAGCAAATTCTGAAGCATCTTCTTCGTTGTCCGAATTTCAGAGAACTCACTTTCGAATAGATAGTTCTTGAGTTGGTTTGCTGTATGTGTGCACGCTACCACATTACCTTTCACATAACCCAAGTCAGCATCCAGACGATCAATTGTACGCCGTGAAACACCCGAACCCTTCAAACGTGCTCCGGTGTAGTAGCAAGTCTTTCGGGTAAGTAGTTTGCCAACATCCGCCAGGGACAGATCAAAAGCAAGGTCACGCTTGGTAGCGCTATTGTACAGAGATTGGTATTTGATAGCAATCTGGAGCTCGTGTGGCATATCAGTGAACGTTCCGTCTTCATCTCGTTCGGGGTTTGTGATTGCTGTTGCAACACCAGGCACCTTCGACGTTGAGTGTTGAACCTTGACAGGTTTTGGTTTTGGCACCGGTTCTGATATTGGCTCATCAATATCAGGTTGGAATCGTTTCGGCAGAGCCACTGCCAACTTTATGAAGTGAGGCGTCCTATTCAGGTCAGGTTTAACATTCAACATATAACGAATGTACCCACCAAACAACTTATCCACTTTCGGATCAACCGTCCCCTTCTTGCTGATTTTGCCAACAAGATTTCCAACATAACTACCAAAAATGTCTACAATTTCTTGATCAGTTTTGCATTTGAATATTGTTTCGATTTTGGCAGTCTGTTCATCAGTTAGGTTCACTTCGTATGTCATTTTCTTCTCTGTTGTTAGTTGATGAACCCATTATACATTAATAGATAGCTAGGAGTCTCTCACCTGGCTAACTTCTACAAACAAACCAGTACCATCTGTATCAAAATCACTGACTTTGGGTAATGGTAGGGGCTTGTTGAATATGGTAGCCAGATTTGCCCACGAATAGTGGACTTTGACATCGTCCGTGATAACCATCCGTATACCAGCTTTTCGGTAAGCGTCAGCAGGGGACTCGAATACGTTCGTACCTTGGTATTTGATCAAATCCTGATTCTCGCTCGGTGTGGTGATGCTGCAGAAAGATGCCACATATACAGTTGGTAGTATGCAGGCCGGTGTGGATTGGTATGTGGGGTCATTTAACTTATTGTTAATAACTACTTCGGCTAGATAAGTAGCAAGAGCTGTGCGCGGGAAGAAGTGCTCTTTGATCAGCAACGCCTTTGGGTTTTTTTCACGAGATTCGTATGCTGCTTCCGAAATCAACCCAGTCAGTGTTGCCGGAAAGTCAAATAACGTGCTTCTATTCTTTTGGCCATGCACACGAAGTTCGCGCTCCCTGGTACCAGGACGTAAGGCGACTCTATCAGCTAGTGTGTTTATCTCATCGTTGTATTGTTCCAACAACGTTTGCTTGTTCTTGGTGAAGTCATATTCGGAACTAGCTCTATTGACTTCCCTTAATCGCTCTTGTACAGCATTTTTAGTGTCAGTAATAGAGATGGATGAATCCTTTTTGTTCGTTTTGTTGAGAATTCGCTTGCCTCTATAGTGTGCTAAGAATAACTCACACATCCTTGCTGACATCTTTCTGATTAGGTATGGGTTTTCCAACAACTGCTCAGCACTGAAACGATCCATCAACCACTCGTCACGGTAGTTATCATCTCTGACAATTATTGATTTCCCGTCGGGGTAAGTTGGCGCCCAGTTTAATTCCATGTCAATTTCTCCTATATTATAACAATACAATATAGGAGAAATTGACTTAGGTCAAGTTAATTGATTGTCAATCACACCTTGAATTAGGTCTGCAATTTCAGGACACTTGTGGTTGTGTACATCGAACGACGTTGGTATTGTTTCACCATGCTCTAGTTGTATGACCAACCACAACGCCACGTCATAACCTGATAATTCCTGTTCACCGTATAGTGTCTTCAGGTCGTCTGCAAAGCTTACGTGATCAAAATCCAGCAACTCCAGCTTAACGATCGCTTCGTGGAAGCTCCTGGCATTAGCCCACACAAACTCTTCATCATCTTCTGGCTGGGGCCTTGTGTCATCGATCCAGAGCGCATTGTAGCACATTTTGTCAGAACTCCGTTATTAAGCGATAATTATACTGGAATTGATCCCTGTACAACACACCCAACGGACTAGTCTTTGTCGTCTCTCTGCTCTTTCTTCGTGTCTGACTTATCGCCGTACGCACTTATTGCATCTGATATTGTTTGAAGCTTGCCAGCAGTGGTAGCGTTGTCTATTTGACGGATGAACTTCTTCTGTTGAGAAGGTTCCTTTTGCAGGTTGCGGCTGTTCTCAACGAACTTTTTCAGTTTGGACTTCTTGGATTCGAGGTCACTCGAACCCTGAACATCCTTAATGACGTTCTTGATTACCTGACCGGCACGTAGCTTACCTTTCGCTTTTTCACGGGCTTCTTGTGAAGAAGAAGCGGTTACATTGAACCCAGCTCCGTCTTTCAAATTTACAAGATATGTCTCAGTTGTTGATTCGTTCAGGATTTCATTCAGTTTCATCAGATATTTCCGCCGGTAGTCTCATTTTGGCCGATAAGCCCTTTGCACGTTTCCGGGCAATGTCAAAAATCTTCGTTTGTTCTTCATCGCTAAATTTACGTTTAATCAACGAAAGCACCTGTTCCGCTGATTCTACATCAGATGGTGTTACGGATCCACCGAACAGCATTTTAACAACCCTTTCTGGTTCATCGATTATCACCTGTCCATTATTTACTTCAACTTCCGGAAACATCTCTTTAAAATCGTCAATCGGTATAGATTTCATATTCTTCATCTTGCCTTTACCATCTTTGCGGTCGGGCAGATATTGGAAGATACGGCGCAGACCTTGATTCAGATCCAGCGAACGCCCTGCTCTAATGGACAAAGATCCATCATCTGTGTACTCGAAATAATCTGTGCCTTTTGTATTGAGAGCTGCAGCGACTGCGGATATCAGTATAGTTCGCACAGCACCCTTGTAGCGTGATCGATCCCCAGCCGAATGGTATGAGAACTTAGCCCATTCAACGTTGGCAACATACATCACATCAACTTGTACCAAGCCGTTCTTTTCGTCGCCTTTGATTGGAATAGCATATGACGTGACACCTGTCCCGTGGTTACTAGTAACTTTGTCAGCACCAAGTGCTGACACCAGGGTAGTGTGAACTTTTTCGTGTTTGTGAATGGTTGTGTCGATGGCAATATCGATATCACCACTAGATGCTAGTTTTCCCGTCGATCCAATCTTGTGCAGATGTCTGATTGGTACACCCGACAGTTTCGCGAAATATGACAGAGTTGGAGTAATATCATTCTGTTTAATCCGTCCAGCACCGATTTCGCCAAGTGCTTTCTTGTTTTCTGTCAACTCTGTTAGTTTCATAATAACCCCTATTTGTATATTTACAAGTCGTCGCTTAGGGATTCTACCTCTTCCATCATCTGTTCGGCAAGCTCTCTGATTATTGCCAGATCGGGGTCAATTGTTTCGCGTTCTTCGATGTTTGTACACAATACGTGCAGCGTTTCTTGAAGTTCGGCAATAAATTTAGCTCTACCGATCATGACTTAACCCAACAGTACTTGTTGTCCAGAAGCAGTTACGGGAACAACAGATGCGACCGCCCGAGTACCTTCTGGAAGTTGAGCGAGTGCTTGTTCAGCAATCATTTTGGATTCAGTGCGTTGTGATACCTCACGGCCATCAACCATCACCACATACCAAACTACTGTGTTGTCTGTCAAAATATTGTTGTTCATATTATCCCCAAAGGCAAATTGTTCTTAACTGTATATATGAAACATAACGGCGGTGAACCCAATCCCACTACAAAACGCAAACTGTTACATCAACGTTGAAATTATCAATGTGTTTTGCGATGATGGGTTCAACATCAGCGTCCCACACCAATCCACCCAGGCCGCACCCGATTTGGGGCACGTATAGTGGAACATCAAGCCGCTCCGCTTCGGCAAAACAAATACCCAAAGCTTTTTCTATGTGCGATACGTCCGCATAAACTTTACCATCCGCTCCAAAAAATTCTTGGGTGTAGCAGTTTGCAACGATGATGTTTTCTGCCACGTTAACAAAGTCAACAGTACCCAACAGATGAGCACCTGTGCCTTTACGTTGATGTGCGATTGCAGCTTGGGGGAACTTCTTGCGTATAGCTCCAGCAACTCCCGAGCCAAATCCACCAGAAGTGTTGCACCCATGTGCTATCATACCACACGGAATGTTTACAATGTTTTGTGTTACCAGTTGTATGTTTGTCATAAATACCATTAAAGTATGGGGAGTGGTGATGTCTAAAATCAATACAGATATTATAGATGAGTTGTGCAGGAATATCAACTGCGTGTTTGAAGATGATGTGTATGTAAATTCCAAATTTAAACACAGGTGGACGTGTCGATTACACAACTCCACGCACGAAATGTCCTATGACAAATTACGCACATCCAAACGGTTAAAGTGTTGTAGTGTTGAATTAAAACAACAACAGACTTTGAAGCAAGCCAGGAAGTTCGCCACATCAAATGATTTAGATTTTGACGATTCTGAATACAGAGGATCACAATCTAAACAAACCTGGCGTTGCACCAAACACGGTGGCGAACGCAACACTTGTTGGCACACATTACGACATACTAATTTTAAATTTGAATGTTGTGTCCAGCACTCAAAGCAACTAGTATTGTCGCCTATATTACAAACACACGATTATGTACTGGTTGGTGAATTTAAAGATTGGCACAGCAAAATAACCATATACTGCAATAAACACAACCAGTACAGGAACACAAGAGCTCGAATCTTACGTGATGGTGGTATGTTGCGTTGTTGTGAGGGCGAAGCACGATCTGGTAACAAACACCCGAATTTTAATACAAATATCACTGAAACACAACGTGTTGAAGATAGACGATCCCACAAAAACAAAACATGGTCAAAGCAAGTACGAACAAGAGATTGTTGGTCATGTGTTTTGTGCTCACACAACCATCAATGTGTCGCCCACCACTTGAATTCTTATATGGCAAACCCGAAACAGCGTTATGAAGTGTCAAATGGGGTTACTTTGTGTCGTTCTTGTCACAAAGAATTTCACAAAACCTATGGCAAGAATACAACAAAAGAACAATTCGAAACCTTCAAAACAACTTTCAACTCTTAGAGGTCTTCGCCATCACCAAACTCGCCTTCACCGTATCCAGCATTGGTGCTAGGGTTTGGAGCAACTTTGATTACTGGTGGGTTGAACAGAGCTTCACTTTCAGCTTCTGTTCGTTCTTTCAGGGACAGTCGTGGATCAGCAACACCTTCAAATTCACGACCGTGTTCTTTTGAAACCACAACATCTTCCTTCGGAATGCCCATAGCTTCTTTGACATCTTCTGGCATGTCTTCCATTGATGGAGCACCGCTTTCACCACCATTCTGTTGAACGTTGATGGTGATCGTATCCAACAATTCGCTATCATCACGAGCTACCACAGCACCATTTTCGTGTTGCTTCCGATCCTCGTACGGACCTGCTACTTTGCGATAGAGCTCCATCTTACAACATTCCAGAACTCCAATAGCGTTGTTGATGTTTGAGTAGCGAGTACTGTCAGCCTCACCATATACATTCATCATCAGCCGGGTGAAAGCATAATTAATCATGCCCTCGTAGTTCGCTGTTTCGTCATCGAGTACTGAATTTACGAATACGTCCGTCAGGGTATCAACTGCTTGATTGAGCTGAGCTCGTTGTTCTTGTGGTATGTAAGGCAAGGGTGGTATACTCCTGTTATTGGTTAGTAAATATTATAATGATATCATACAACATTTTAGATTCGAAAACAAGATCAAAACACTACGTGTATGCTCTACTCGATCCCAGAAAACCAGGAGTGTATGAAATTGCAGGACGAACGTGTGTCAATAGAGGTTGCATGGTTGGTTGGACAATCAAAGAAGTTACCTGATTATATAGTATTCCTTTTTGTTTTGTGTTGTTTAATTAAATTGCCCAAAACGTCATGTTCGTCTATGACGTTCTCTTGAAACAACATTGGTTGTACAACGAGAACCACACTATTAGACTCTCGTGAGAATGGAGCGCCCAACACTTCCCAACCTTCTTCGAGTAAGTTGTTTACTTCTCGTTCAACCGTGGACGGTAGTCCTTCTACAAGTTTGTATTCAGTGGTCATGTGTATCATATCTTGAGTTGATGAAATCCAGCAGCTCTTCGTAGCGGCCTTCGTTGTGTAAATTGAACACAGGTATGTCATTTAGTGAAGCGTACGATATCGCCTGACCAGTACCACCAGCCGTCGGTGTTCGATCATCATCGTGTTCGCATCCGCATCTTGTATAGCATACAACAAACTCCACAAAGTCGTTAAGTGTTAATCCTGACACCTGCATACAATCTCGAGCCATGAAACGTTTCGTTGTATCTTTGGCTCGGTTCCAATCATATGGGTAGTATTGCTTCGCCACTGTATAGGCCACGTCAGGTATAACCCACAACTCGGAGCGATGGTTGTTAAATTTGCACCATGGAAGAAAGATTTCCTTCGGACCCTTTAACATATCACAACCACGCTCGAAGGCCTTGTCGGCCCCATCAGCAGCACCTGATCGCAAATTGATTCCCAGTTGTGCCAGATAGCAACCAACAGCAACGAGTTGTGATTCAATTGGAGGTGGTACTATTCGAGAGCCCACACCAGAGTATGAGATCATTGTCGAAGCAGCTTAGTGCTGTAAGCCTTATCTGTCAATACTTCAACACAAGTCATAGTATCACCCCATGAAGTATCGATCCAGTGCTGGTGTCCCATCTTCACCACACTATTCTTAACTGGCGTATGTCCAGAATAAGTCTTTCGACTGCCCCAGTTTGGATTGATTTGCACGTTGTGTGTGGTTGGCAACATTCTGGATACGTTTTGCAGTGCTGTTGTGATATCATTGCGACTCCACAACAAATCACTTTCACCAAGGTCTTCGGTAGAGGTGTGTTCCAAAATACGCATAATGTCTTCATTGGACATTATAGCAGGGTGCTCGGCGTGTACGATTCGAAAAGCATTTGGGTCATCATTGTCACCTACATCGATGACGATAGGCAGTGAACGACAAAAATCCTTCAACCACTCAATGCTCCTGTCTCTATCAGCAAGTGATGCAAGTGTTGCTGGACCACCATTAGGTGCATACATCCAGCAGCTTTCCCACTTACCAAATGCGACGAGCATCTGTTCGTGATTGCCGCGTGTGACGTGACGCTTCGGGTGATTCTCCCAGAACTCAACAACCTCTGTTGACTGTGGTCCACGGTCAATCAAGTCTCCAACAGAGTATATAACATCCCGTTCCTCGTCATAGTTGATAAGATTTAACAGGTCAAGAAAGGTGCCAAAGTGTCCATGAATGTCACCGAACACAAAATGTCGTTGCGTCGTGTCGAGATCCAGCTTTTTGTAATTGTCTTCGAGGTGTGTCATGAGGCTTATTATACTATAGTTTATTAAATTTTAAAACAAAAAAAGCTGGCTTATGCCAGCTTTTTTTCAATACTAATTACCGAGAGGTGGTATTAACCACGCTCGCCAGTGACTTCTTCGATTGGTGCTACGACCGGAGCAGTAGTTGGCTTCACAAAGTCAACGATTGGCGCGATGGCAGCATCTACACTCTGGCTACCGAACTTGAATACCAAGTCAGCAGTTACCAGGCCAGTTACGTCTGAAGAACTCAGAGTAGCTGTGGATACGCCGGCACCCAAACGAAGGTACTTAGCAACATCGTATGTTACCAGAGCTTCGCCTTCAATGCTTCCACCGAAAGCATCACGAACAACAGTTTCGTCAAAACGAACTACGCGAGCTTCAGCACCGAGCTTGGAACCGATTGCACTGTAACGAACACCAGCATCGTAAGACAGGTCCAGGTGGTCAGATTGGCGAGCACCGACTTGAACGATTACAGGAGAATCACCAAGGCGTACACCAAGACGCAGTCCAGGAGCAAAGTCGGCTGAAACGTTCTTGCTGTTAGCGCCTAGTTCACGTTCAACACGATCGACGACATTCGTAGCGCCAGTGACGTTGTCGTTGTCAACACGGAAATGTGAAGGTGCTGTGATTTGTCCACCGAGTACTTGAACTTCAATGGAAGGAGCAGCAACGGCAGTAGTAGAAGCAATTGCAAGAGCAACAGCAGCAGTGATCAGAGTGTTTTTCATATATATTTTCCTATAGGTTATGAAAGGTTTGTGTGTGTCTTGATTAAACTAGTATACTTTAAATTGACAATAAGTCAACTTTATTTTCTGGTTTTGTGAACCGTTCTATTTACGTTGTGTACTTGGCAGTACGTTGTGTCGATGGTGTGAAAATATTGCCCGTATGTTGGACTGTCATCGAACAGAATGTCTATTCCATGCTCAGTACAATATTCAGATTTTGCTTTGTCCCATGATTCTTTGTCAGCATGCGGCAAACCATCTTCCCAAACAATAGGATCGCCACGTTCAATCAAATAGTCTACGATTGACATGTACACAACTTTATCAAGGTCAACAATGTGTCCAATCTCATCGGGAGCGTGCTTACGTGACAATCCTGTTATGATGTGAACTTCAAAGTTTGGGTCAGCGATCAATGCGTTCATCAAATTCACAAACGCTGGAAAGGTGTCAATAACACCATGTACATCAAATCCTACTTTTGTAATCATCCTTTAACCTCTTCATTTCATCTGTTAGTTTATAATTGACGGTCACGTGGTTCTTCCAGTCCTCGACAGGTTTACCCGTTTCGGGGTGTATGAGTTCACCACTATACGCGTCACTCACATCTCGGAGCGACAGGTCGTATTGTATACCACCATCATGCAAAGTGAAGACATGATCAAGTACTCTGATGGCACCACATAGGTAATTCAACGCCTCGGCCATTTGCACCGTCATCCCGAACATCGATACACCGAATACATCATTTGGGCTGTTTATCACCAAATCAAACACGTGCATCACGTCAAGATGGGTTGCTTTGAACAAACCCATTTCAGGCATTTTGTCATATGGGTTGTCAATGTTCCACTGCATGCACAAAGCTTCCCAGTGATCTATATCAACCCACAATTCTCGTATTTTCTGTACCTTTTCGTCAATTGTTTCCATTGGCACCACCCTTTATCAATTTGTGATTATTTTACCAAGTATACCACATGTTCAAGTAAATATCACATGGACATTCTAATCACCCTGTTAATGATACCAGTTGCTATGTGTTCCGCAATTGTTGCGGGGTTTCTTGGAATTGGTTCATTGATGTTTGTGTTTGGTGATGAATATTGTCGCTTACTGGCCATGTCCATATTTCATGTATTCGGAATAGGGACAGGATGTGTACTAGCCACATCCTGCCTCGTCATCGTTGCTGTTCACCCAGGTACTGGGTGGACCAATCAACCAACATTAAACGCTAGCACGGTCTCGAATGTCAGCGAATGTCTCATCCTTGATGAGCTTCCCGTTCTCGAAAACCACCTCGAGTAGGTTATTCTCACAAGCTTCAGCTTCAGCAACCGTAGTCAACACACCGTTGATGTCCACGAGTGCCAGGCGTCCTTTCTTGGAACGCTTACCCGAATCGGTAATAGGATCTTTGTACACGTCACGCTGTTCACCATCGACGGTAATTGAAGAACACTTCATTGCAAATTTACATGTGTCTCTGTTCACCTGTTGTAGAAGCCCACCACCTTGACCAAAAACGACATTGTCGGTAGAAAAATTATAACCTTTCAGTTTAGCTAGAATTTTAACAAAGTCTCCAATGTTGTTTAGTCCATCACCCTGTAAAATTCTAACATTGTTCAGCACCTTGTATCCTTTCGAATTGACAGTACTACCGAATGTCGCATCCAACAAGAGAGCTACCTTCACCACAACTTCAGCTGGCTCGCCAGAATCGGGTCTGACAACCAACATTGATCCGGACTGTTCTACCATGTCCTTTAATTCTCCGCCCCACATATTTTCAACAGCGTTGTAGATATCGTAGCTGTCAGAGACAACTGACACGATCGGATATTCACCGCCGAATTGCTTGAACATATTTCTGTAAGCGTCTAATTCACCTTCCTTCATCCATGAAGTAATTGTGCTGTGTTCAGAAGCTGGAACACTAAAACCAGGTACTTCAGTTTCGTTGTAATACTTCATCGCGAACAGAGCTCCCGTCATCGTGTCAGTTCCCATGAAATTCACAAGATGTGCAGCACCACCAATGCCAGCAGATTCGTACGAACTAACCCCTCTAGCACCGAAATCGTGCAGTTTGAACGGAAGTCCACCCAGTGCATCTTCGTCCGCTGTATCAACCAGATATTGTTGAATTACTTTCTTGGTTTCACGGCTCTTGGTAGCGACAGTGGTTGCATACCAAATACCACGCAACAGGGCAGTTTCGATATAAGAAGTCAGCCAGAAGCACAATGGGTCAGTATTCTCTACTTGACACAGGACATTGCTTGTCGGTACAACGGTGCCTTCTGGAACAGCAGATATGCGGATCGGAAGACGACCTTTGTGTTGATTGACAATATATTCCCATCCAGAGCGGTTGAACGGCTCGCCATGAGCTTTCAGAAACCATTCGGCTTCGTCAATCATTTCAGTGGTGATAGGGGTAGTGAGATATTCTTTGATGAACATCTGAAGGCCGAAGAAAACTGTCTCTTCGAATTCGCCGCCTCGTGCCTCTATGTAAGAGGAAACACTTGTTGTGTTTGGTGGGTATTGTACCCATTGGCTGGCTTTGTATGAATCGGTGTTTAAAATAATATTTTTTTGCATGATAAAGCTCCTTCATCATTAAAAGTTATCCGTCAAGAGTCTTTCTCTATTCGGTTGGGTAGAACTATCCAAGGCCTTTCCGACCTTGGATATAATTATATATGAACTACGTCGTGCTGAGCAACAAAAAACTGAGGGTCATTTACAACTCACCCATGTTGGTATCACCACTATCAAACTCACCCTCGTCATTATAGTCACCAACGCCTGTACCAATCTGTGTATTGTTGGCGCGATGTTTGTCAGAGTTTTGCTTGTCCTTTGATAACGCGTCAATGGCGGATGCTAACTTCTTGTGCTTGATCGCATTTCGCATCTTGCGCGTCTTTGGCTGTGTATCCACTATGTCATCCAGTTTCATGTATTATCCCAAAAATGGTTGTAGTGGATCAACGATAACAATCTGGTCACCACGCATCATCCAGTTGTCTATGTGAAGGTCACCACCGTGCTTCTTGAAAAGTGGTTCCAGTAGCTGTAGAGCCGCCCGCAGATTGCTATCCGAAGTATTGTTAATCACACGTTCCGTTGACAAATGATCCTTGCCAATCGTGGAAGTGTGTTCGTGGTCGTGGCTACCAGCTTCTAGGCTCAATCCAACGCTGTTGAATATTGGCTCTATCTTATCTTTATCTTTACGGGCGATGGGGGCCAACGTTTCCATTGTAACGACCAATAGGTATGGACTGGCCGCAGATAATTCACCACGCTGTCGACGACGAGCAGCATTGACAGGACCCATCTTCTTACTCGTCACGTGCTTCTCATTTCTTTCCTTAATCTTGTATATCTTGGCGTTGTGGATCTTCGGGAAGTATGGGTTGTTCTTATTTTCAAGACACAGGCCAACAAACTCAACAAATGGGCTATGTTCAATACCACCCTGATATCTGAGGCGCACGGCCTTAATGACTTTGTTGCCATCGTTTGTGAAGTATACATCACCTTCAATACCAGAACCAGCGTGCTTCATCTTGGAAAGATTAATAACGCCATCAGGGTCAGATTCAATAACAGGAATGCCATGAATGCGTTCAACGGTCCTGGCTTCCATTAGGTCAACGAGTTTCACTCACCGCCTCCGCCATCACCACCAGAACTGAAATCACCATTTGTACCATCGGTGATACCACTTGTGTAAGCACCATAACCACCAAGGCCACCATAACCGACAATCGTGGTTGGCTTTTTCCTTTTCTTCTTTTTCTTGTTGCTCTTGACGCCTTGAACTCCAGCCTCCAGCATAATGTCTTTTAGTTTCATTAGTGCAACTCCTCGGGGTATAGTGGGTCAGTGAATACAAGTTGATAACCATCACCAACACTACGGAACATCAAATTTCCAGAGTGCGTATCACCACCAAATCGTTTGAACAGTGGAGCCAGTTTCTTGAGAGCGTCGTGGAACTCAGGATTGTTTGTATTATTGAGTACACGTTTCAGATTCTTATTGTCCATGCCCAATGATCGGAGTGATATGTATCCTTTATCACCACGTTTGTTGGTATCTATTTCAGCATCAGTGGCATCAAGCGTCATTCCATGTTCATTGAACACGCGCTCGCCATCATCCAAGTCGATTTCATCAAGCTCGAGTAAGTGTTCCATTATAACAATCAACATGAAGTCTGATGGTCGATCGGGGTGGTCAACAGTCATGTCACGATCCATCTCGTCACGCATGGTGTTGTTGTCAGATTGTTTATCTGATTTGAATGGAATCTCATACACCTTCGCGCTCATGAACTTTGGGAAGTATGGGTTACTAACATTATGCAAACACATCGACACATAATGTAGGAAAGGATTATTCTGAACTCCGTTATAATCAAACCCTTGAGGGAATCTCAATATTTTAACCACCTTGCCAGCTTTCGTAGCTCCATATACGTCAGCTTCAACACCTGACCCAAGATACTTGAGTTTTCGGAAATCAACAGGTGTTGTGGTGTCCTTTCGTTTAATGAATGGAATGTTGCCGAGAATCATCTTAACAACCGCTGCTTCCTTCAGATCCACTAGCTTCACGGGTTGTGCTCCCCACAGTCCTTAATATCACCACCACCCGTCATAATTGGGGCATTGTCGACACCATCCTTGTTTCGTTGATTCTGAAGCAATGCAGCCTTGATGCCCGCAGTCTTACGCGATCTGATCGCATCACGTATCGGATTTTTGGTATCTACAGTGACGGCAGGCGTCACATTTGCTATGTCTTCTAGTCTCATTCGCCTATTTAGGCGAAATGATCAACGATTTCCATTATCTGATCCAGAACACCATCACCAGTCTGCACGGAATTGAACGGAATGTTGTAGGTATACAGCATTGTTAAAATCTCGTTGTCAACACTTATCGCCTCCTCAAGGGTGTGGTAGCGCCCCGTTTCTTGGAATATTTCAGGTCTCAACAGGAAAATGTTAATATTGTCATACAACCCATTGGTCGCCAATACAAACTCACAGAACTTTGTCCGGATCGGATAATCCTGTGGTGCGTATATGGTGCTCAACATTAATGGGCTATCGGTAATTGCGTAATCCACGTGAGGCCGTAGGCGATGTTGACGGTAGTTCTGCTCAGCGAAGATGTACTCTTGTTGATCCATCATTGAGGCAATCTGCCCGCCGTAGTTGAGGTCCTTAGCGAACTCTGTAACAAGTTCCGCGTTGGTGCCGGCAACCTTCATACGGTAGAACAAACCTGCTGCAACCGTACTTTTTCCTGATCCTGCGCCTCCAAACAAATTTATAATTTTCATTTATTCCATATCCTTTTATATTCAGCAATGAACTCCTCGGGAAACGATGACACCCAACCACATCCACACTTGAACTGACTACCAGTCCACTTCGTTCGTGTCAGGCCTTGGTTGCAATTGTCTTGGCAACAATATGGCGAGTATCCCTTTTCCGTTAGTAGATTTTGTCGAACAGGCGTTGTCGCGAGGTAGTGTGATCGTTCGTTCATTGAACACCTTCCATACAATTAGTGATTGTGTTAGCCGCTGCTGATGCGAATCCCATTAAACTGAAATCCATCGTTACTGGCCGCGGGTTGGTAATCGATTGCACCATTACCGAAAAAGTACGAGCATCACGCATACGGTCTATCAAGTATTGATCAGAAATGTCAATGTGAACATTTGTGGAACGGACGTGGCTAACTCTACCATCAAGACGAAATGTTTCCTTGGTTGAGCCAGCAATCTTAACAACGACCGTTGTGTCAGCACCCAAGAAGCCAACAGGATCTAATCCCTTGATAAAGAACTTCAGATTACCACCTGTCTGAGATTCTCTGTCATACACACAAGACAACACAAAAGCGTTGTGTCGAAATCCTCGCTGGAAAGTCCAAGCATCCAACCGAACTCGGTTGGCATCTTCGTGCTTGTTGTAGAATGAATCACTATACCACTCACCATTTCGCTCAGCTGTGGTAGCAACGGGTTGTCCGTGTAGTGTGTACTCTTCGGGTGGGTTGTATAGTCCGGCTGCACGTTCAGCTTCGATCAGAATCTTCTTCTGTTGCATTCGTGCTCTGGCAGCTCTCGAATCACCTTCATTGTTGATGATAGCACCTCGCACCCCATTATACGTCAGTGGTCCAATATACTGATTGCTGGAACGCTGTGTTGGTGTTCGGGTTGCCGATGGGAGAGTTGTGGTATGAGTCTTTGCTGCTTCAGCAGCTCGTCGGAACACTGACTCTTCACCACCATATTGTTGAGCTGATGCTGGAACAGTTACGAGCAAAGCAGCCAGAAGTAAATGTCTCATAAGTTTGTTGTACGTGTCAGTATAACCAAAGATGAAAGGGGAATTGAATCACTCCAACCGTCCAACAACACAGGAAGATCAGCGACGTAGCCAAGTTCTGAACCACGTGATACCAATGCGATCGTTGGAGGATGAAATTCAACAATTGCGTTCTCGTCTATAAAATCAAGCCCTAAAGAATTTACCGCTGTACGGATTTCTTCTTCTGTTTCAGGGAGAGCACGACTGTCAGCAAATTCCTGCATCGTTGCGTTCAAGCGGGATAGTAAATCTTCAAGCATCAAGAGTGGTTCTCTGTGGTTTTAAACTATTATACAGGAACCACTCTTGATGTCAACGTTACATCTTACCCAAAAGGTCTCGTATGATGTGGAAATGATCTTCGAACATCTGTTCTTCCATTCGCTCGAACACACTCAGTGGAATCCATTTGGCCTTCTCAGCATCATCTGATCCTTTGACGGGTGGTAACGGGCCAGCTGGCAATTCAATCAGTGAAGCATGAGTAACAATACGACCACGGGGACTTCTATCTGGAGCATCATACACGCCGGTGTATTTGATAGAACCACGAAGGACAGGACCCGGCACCTTCAGCATTGTTTCTTCACGCAGCTCTCGAATCAAACCATCAATGATGTACTCTTTTTGATTCAGATAACCTCCAGGAATCGCCCACAAATTCTTACCAGGTTCAGCGCGACGCTTTACCAAAAGTACATGGCCAGACTGAACAACAACAGCATCTGTCGTGATGAACATGGGTGGGTATGGTGCATCTTCCCACATCTTTGCATGAGCAACCAGAAACTTGTACTCATTGACCAGGGTTTCGTAGTCGCTGGTATGAGCAAATGCTTTCATGAAGTCATGAATGGCTGGTGGAAGGTTACGACCAATCTTAAAATCAAAGTTCGTCATGTCGCCATTCGCTTCGAAGTAAGCATTGCGAATGTCTGTAGCATGGATGTCGTTGATGTTTTCCATCTCGATGTGATCCCATTGTGGGAACATCTTCAGGTAGTAGGATGATTCATCCTTTGAGTGGCCAATGAGACCAACTACATCTGATGGTTCTGTGACGGCTCGTACTTTGTCTTGAACTTGTTGAACCCACGCTTGGTCGTTGTATGCTGTATCCCGCAGAGGTAATACCATTACACGCTCCCGTACATCTTCGGGAAGCGAAGACTTGATCATCACTTCAACTTCACTTACAGTCCAAGGATTTTTTACAGTCCTGGGCTGATTCGCAGAACCAACGATAACCAACAACTGGTTGCCTGCTTCCAATGCTCGCTTCATTGTTTCAATGTGAGCAAGGTGGGGTGGTCGGAATCGACCAATGTACACTACTGTGTCATATTTCTTCATGTCAGAGCTCCTCTGATTAAATGTTAACAGGGACGTCTATCGTCCCTGTGTACTACTATACTTACTTATGACATTAACGTCAAGGGTGGCTGAAAACCACCCCTGAACTCTAGCTGATAACTACCAGATCTTTGGTTTCTTCAACCAGTTCCGGAAGTGCCACACCACTAATCACATCATCGTTGATGATTACTCGAACAACGTTCTTGCGGTCAGGCAGATCATACATGGTTGACAGCAATGCCGTCTCCAAAATCGTTCGCAGTCCACGCGCTCCCGTTTCACGCTCGATAGCTTTCTTCGCGATAGCCCGCAACGCTTCATCAGTGAATTCAACTTCAACACCATCCATACCCAACAACTTGCTGAACTGTTTTGTGATGGCATTCTTGGGTTCTGTCAATATCTGGACCAACGCGTCTTCGTCCAGATTCTCGAGAGTTGCAACAATTGGCAAGCGGCCAACAAATTCGGGGATCAGTCCAAACTGAACAAAGTCACTGGATTGCACATCACGCAACAGCTCACCGGTATTCTTCTTGTCGGCTTCATCATCTTTAGAAGAGACTGAAGCAGCAAAGCCTATACCGGACTTCTTTTCATTTTTGGCTCGTAGCACAGCTTCCAGACCCGAGAAAGCACCACCAACAATGAATAGGATGTTTTTCGTATCGAGTGTAACTGTCTCACCGCCTGGGTGCTTACGTCCACCTTTTGTCGGTACATTCACCACAGTACCTTCGATCATTTTCAAAAGAGCTTGTTGCACACCCTCACCAGATACATCACGAGTGATTGAGGTGTTCTCAGATTTGCGTCCAATTTTGTCGATTTCATCGATATATATGATGCCGTGTGCTGCTTTTTCAATATCACCATCGCAATTAGCCAGTAGTTTGACGAGAACGTTTTCAACATCTTCGCCAACATACCCTGCTTCAGTTAGTGATGTTGCATCAGCAATTGCAAACGGTACATCAATTACCCGAGCTAAAGTCTCAGCCAATAGTGTTTTACCACAACCGGTTGGGCCCGCTATCAGAACATTACTCTTGGTCAACTCAACGTCACCGTCTTTGTGGGTGGATGCACATTCAATGCGCTTGTAGTGATTGTACACTGCCACTGAGAGGATCCGCTTTGCGCTATCCTGTCCAATGATATATTGGTTGAGGAAGGTGTGAATTTCACTGGGGGTGGGGAGGGGTTTGCTGTCAGATGACGAGGCAGCATCTTCTGCCATGTCCTTCGACATTATGTCTTCACATAATGTGATACACTCATCACAAATGTGAACGGATGGACCTGCAATTAGTTTATTAACTTCGTCTTGATTCTTGCCACAAAAAGAACAAGTAACGCCCGAGGTTGTAACATCTTTCTTCGTCATATGGTTATCTTCGTTGGTTGTGTAACGGTTGGCTACTGATGACAAGTATACAGGTTTACTACCCCACGATCAACTCATTAGACCAGTTCCAGAATCTTCTCCACCCATGTTACTCGTAGAGTCTTCAGGTCTCGAACCAGCCCCCGGGATATTACTGTGCTTCGTTATCTTGGGGTTCATTCTCTTGGCTTTCAACTTGGTTCGGGCAGCGATTCGTTCCGCTTTCTCGCGCCCTGTATTGATTATTTCTTCGATTAACATGTTATCTCCTAGCGTTTGACGTTGTGAAGTTCTGCCCATGCTGCTCGGTCGTATCGTCCCGAACAATAATCGAGTCTTTTTTTGCTAGTTTAGCTCCACCAATAATGCGTTTCGCTTTCTCGTAGTTGGTTCCACGGCCCGTAGTCGAAAGATTTTCCTTCGAATCACGGCGGGCCAGGTTACCTATTTCGTTTGCACCACTATTGCCATCGCATGTCATAGCGTCGTCAATGTTGTATCCTTCTTCTTCAAACAAGTCGCATAGTTTCATACATCTATTTACTAGATATACATACCCAGCAATGGAAGAACTTTGAACCCTCAAGGTACAAGATATAAATACTAATGTGGAAACGAGAAAATATCAAGTATATAAATTAACTAATTCAATCACCAATAAAGTTTATATTGGGATGACTGGAATCGGCCTTACTCGACGATGGACATACCACAAATCTAACGCCAAGCACGTAAAGAAGAGCCGGAAGCTATTAAACGCTATCAGAAAATACGGAACTGACTGTTGGTCTATCGAAGAACTTGTTGGTGGTTTAACCTTGGAGCGCGCTGTTGAAGTTGAAAAAGAAATGATTCAGCAACACAACTCTTTGCTTGAAGGCTACAATTCTTCTTTAGGTGGAGAGGCTTACGGTTATACGCCAAAGCCACGATGGACAGAAGAAAAGAAAAAGAAAATGAGCGATCTACACAAGGGCAAATCTTACCATCCAGGCATGCCTGGAAAGGAAAACCCCAGATACGGTAAACCCGGTACAATGTTAGGCAAGACACACTCAACCAGCGCAAGAAATAAAATGAGTGATCATCAACACAAACGAACACCTGTTGTTGTGGAGGGAACCCACTATCGATCAAAAACCGAAGCGTGTAAAGATCTCCACTGGGGATTAACGCGTCTTAACAAATATCTTCAAGACAGCTGACCTTCACGAAACGCCAACATACATTGTTGGTGATGTTACTATTTCTGGCGTACTCATGTTCCTACTCCGAAGTCTAAAAATCCTTGACCACAATAAACACAACACAACATTTCTTTCTCGGTGTTGTAGTCAATGCGATGACATCCCTGCATTTCACTCTGATCACATGGACCGAAATCATACTTGTGTCCTATAACCAGAGTGAGTTTGAATATAGGATACACCATAATAAGTGTTACGGCAATGGTAGCCAACCAATATACGAACAACGCAAATGCACTCATACCAGTTCCTCTATGGTCGTTCGTTTTATTGCTTCCAAGTCCCATTCAGGGTGGTTCAGTTTAAGTTGATCACGAGCTGCTAGCACAGCAATCTCGGTGTGACAAAGTACCACCTCCTCAACTCCGTTATTGCTGCTGAATCGTTGTACGATATATTCTACTGTTGTGTATTTCATACTTCTATTACCCGTTGTGCCAACTTAACCACGTGGATAAGTTTATAAATAAGCACATGAAACCATTATACACTGTTTACCTGTTGATGAATACTGTCACACAGAAGAAATATGTTGGAATTACAAGGACGTCATTGAACCGTCGGTGGACTTCACATAAGAGTTCAGCAAAAAATACAAAACACAACCACAAGTTGCCAAACGCTATACGCAAGTATGGTGTTGACGTTTGGAACATGGTTCCTTTAGAAGAAGGGTTAACACTACGCCAGGCTACCGAACGCGAGAAGGTGTTGATAGATGAAATGGATACATACAAATCTGGATACAACTCATCAGCCGGTGGCGAATCATATGGATACACAAAAAAGGTTAAATGGTCCGAAGAGCGACGTCGCCGCATGAGCGAGATGCATAAAGGCAAATCCTATCACCCCGGTAAGTCTGGTAGAGATAATCCAAGCTACGGTAAACCAGGTACGATGTTGGGGCGTAAACACTCTACGGCTACCAAAAATAAAATGAGCGCGGCGCATACCAGAAAACAACCAGTTGTTATTGATGGTAAAAAATACGAATCAAAAGCCGAAGCGTGCCGAGAGTTAAACTTAACTTATGACACACTACGCACTATACTCAAACATCAATTACAAGATTCGGATTAAACTTTGAGTTTAAATCACCCGGTCCCATATTCAAATATCCCCTGGGGTTACAAACGACACGTGTATCTCCAAGCATGTAGTCAAAGCTATCGTGGACATGGCCGTGTATGTGTAATATAGGCATGGCATCGTCGCTGTATGCATTGTATAATTCTGATGCATATGCTGCGTTCAAATCGCTACCAGCATAGTGAGGCGATATTGATTGGAACGATGGAGCGTGGTGTGTCATCACAACTGTTTTCATACCCCTTTCACGGTACTCATTCAGTTTCCGATGAACGTACGCTGATTGTTGTTTGTACAACTCGTATGTGTGAACTGGTTGAAGCTTCCACTTGTATGGATCCATTTTGGATGGTCCATTGCGGATGACGCGATAATCGTTCATCATCAAACCAGCGTTGGCCATCGCTACCGGATTACCGTTATCAAAATTTGCCCACATAGTGGCACAAATGAATGCTACGTCATCAACAACAACCGAGAAGAAGTCATCGAAGTGAAGGTTGTCCGGCTTACCGCCTTTGATGTAGAACTCAAGATTCCTGTTGATCTTTTCGGTAGTACGCCAGATGGAACTCTTGTAGTGCTCATGATTTCCAGGTATATACATAACTGCTTTGAACCGACCACACCACTCTTCCATGAGTTCACAATATGTTGTCGGCTGATCGGCAACACCAAGATCACCAGCATAACAAAGAACGGTGTTCTCCTCGTCATCCATAACGGGGAGTTGATAGTTACCGTTGGTGAACTCACAATGTAAATCACTCAAACAACGAATTGCAACCATAAATACCTCATGTTTAAAAATAACAAATATACTAAAATTTACTTTCAGATTGTTGATCGTGCACAAAATCGGGAAATTTCACCAAAGGATTACTATGAAAGACACCATATTATACCACGAAGTATTGGTGGTGACAACAAGGCAAGTAATTTAGTACCCCTAACAGCTCGTGAACATCTACTATGCCACTTGTTGCTGGTTCGTATGGTAACGGACGAACGTCACCACCGATCGATGATACACGCCATGCAACTGATGTTACATGGCGGCAACCGTCACCAACCCAGATACAAGAAAATAAATTCTCGAATATATGAAAATTTAAAAATTCAATGGTCCAAGGCAGCGTCAAAGCGTTCCAGAGAGTACTGGGACAATTTAACACCGGAAGAATACACAGTCACATGTGAAGTCCGTCGTGCTGCAGCGAACACCCCCAAAGTGGTAGCTGCGAAGACACATCATGGTGAGGCTAACGGTATGTATGGTAAGAAACATTCACCAGAATCTATAAAACTAATGCAAGAAAAAACAGCAGGTAGATACAAGGGAATGTCATATGAAGACCGTCATGGCAAAGAACTTGCTGCTGATTTGATACAAAAGCGACGAATCTCACAAACTAACGCTATGGCCGAGCGCGACACTACCGGAGCGAACAATTCAAACGCCAAAGCTGTCCATATACAAGGTCTTGAATTCACCACCGCGTCAGAAGCTGCAGTTCATTTTGGTAAATCGAGACCTTGCATCTCGGGATGGATTAAAAATAGAGATGATTGTTGGATACTTTAGTCGTTGCAGGTCAACGAGGCTGAACCTGCCATGTTGATGAATATATCCGCTGTCCTGTCACCACCCGTACCAAGCGTTGTTGCAATATCGTACACCTTGCAGATCATTGTTGCGTACATATCCATCAGCTCATCGAACGCTTCGGGGTGCTCGGTGTGCAACCCGTCAACCAACTTGATCTCCATTGATGTTACAAACAGAGCGGCTTCATCATGTCCAACGTAGTCTTTTGTACGGTTGATCAGTTCCCTGACTGCTACTGTATTGGTAAGTACTTCAAGATCAATGTCAACGATTTGTGCAACGATTGTATTCAGTTGATGTATAAGTGCCATAGTATTTGTTTCCTATTATCCGAGGAGTCGTTGGCCAGAGCCAGCTACTTGTGTGTTGAGTCCTACTGTTTTTGCAGCAGCCTTGCCGCTGTTGAGAGCTCCACTATCCGATACCGAATGTGAGCGACGAGATGTGCACTGTTTGCCAAATTCTTCTGCAACCAGTTGGTTCTTCACGACAACCAAGCTAGTACCTGTTTCTTCGCTTACAACTTGCGTACGTTCTTTGGCAAGATCGAATAGCCGCTTTTGCATTGTACTAGCGAAACCATAATTGAAGGACATTCGGTACGCTTTACCTGACACAGCGTTCTCTTTGGAAAATTCTTTGTACAAGCGGTCCATAGCACCTGTCAGGTATTCAAACATCAACTGAGCCAGGAGTACATCCTGCTCAAAGCCTTTGAAACTTGTGGTTAACTCACCGCCTCTACATTCCCGGACGGACTCTACGATGCAATCATTTGCTACTGCAATACCCAGAACAAGAACTGAATGCCACTTGGGACGCTTTTTGTATTTGCTGACGTCTAGTGAGAGGAACTCGGAAGTGATCAAGTCAGCTTCAGTAACGCCATGCTTGTCCATCAGAGCACGACAACGACGAAGAGCGATAGCAGCTTCATTGGCAGACTCTTCCTGTTGTTGAGACATAGCGAACAGCTTGCGGATGCGGTCAAGAATTTTGTTGCGATCTTCCACTTTAATACTCTCTGTTGTTAGTTGATGAGACTATTATCCCCTCACATGAGGGGATAGACAATACCTTAGTGCTAGGAAATGATATCCAACATGTCAACCCGCCGTTGCAACGGGATGAATGGTTGTGACTCTAATTGCTCACGGTGATCTTTCCACACACGTTGTCCAACAGCTTTAGTGAACTTCTTAGCTTTTGGTACATCGTTGATGCTGAACCAGTATTTGTTGCCTTCCCGATCTGCAAATATCTGAATGTCGTCACCATTTAGACCAAGAGCTTCGTATGTGGCTTGGTAGTCATCAGTCCACAATTCGCCTTCAACCCGTGACGACATTGTATCTTCGTGTGTCCAACGTGAGTCGGCTCGTACCATCTTAGCATACACTTCTTGATATGCACGTGCATCTTTCTCGTTGGCCTTGTTCAGGTATTTGATGAATGAGGTAGACAACCGTCGTGGAGACATGGAGAAGTCAGTATCAGGAATTGTGTCAACGGTACCGTGTTGATCTTGTACAGCATGACGGAACTCATGAGAGAGTACTTCCAGTATCCGGTCAAATGTTTGTCCTTGCAGGTTCCGGTAGTTGACTTTAACCAGTTTGGTTCTACGGTTGTATGAACCAGCATGAAAAGCATCCGAACCACCCCAGCCCGCCATGCGTTCCATCCGAAGTGAAACGGTGACGTTGAGAAGATCAGCAAGAATGGTTCCTGCATTTTCTATCATCTTGACACAAGATACTTCAGTATCGTTACGTGTGGCAAATTTGTGATCGAATGTAATTGACATAATAGGCTCTGTTGTTAGTTGATGAGCCTATTATACAATGAAAATGTAATGGGGTTATGTCTCAGTGCTTGTTTTCTTACACCAATTTTCAAAATCCCAGTCGAAAGCGTCTGAACATATGATGTTATCATCTAACGCCTGTTGTTGAGTTGCTGTTAGCTTCTTCCTACCTGTGTGGTTGAGAACTACTTCGGTCATTAGTCGTTTACACTCATCCACGTTTTCCTGTTCCAATTCAACACCGTGTATTGATTTTAGCGCTTTCGTAGCTTCTGCGGTTTTTCTTGCCCCAAATTCCATATTCATTGATAGAAACAACTTCGTTTCGAGAACACCGATGAGGAACGCCCCCTCGCCAGCTGCTGGATCGAGGAATGTTTTATTGACGTCAGTAAACAAAGACACATCAACATCCGCTATACATTCAATGATTTCATTTACCAACTCTGGTGGAGTAAACACTTCACCATTAGCTTTAATGCGTTCTTTGGTTCTTGTGTCTGTTGTTTTAGCCATATAAAGAATACTACACTGTTGCTTCGATGAAGTCAATCTCTTCTTGTGTGAGACCGAAATGAGCGTATAATTCATCTCCAGTCCAAGTCCGGGTTAAGTCAACTTCCGGGCAGTTAGTAACAGCATAATTGGTGAGACGGTTAGAAGTTACAAAAAACCCAACCATGAAAGTGTATAATTTTGATGTTAACACAGAGCGTAGAACCTCTGCTTGTGCCAGCGATGGTGCAACAAAATGTCTAAAGTCTTGGCTTGTAGCATTCTCGTTGTCAATAAACATGTCATTCCACTTCGAAGCCCAAACTGACGCTACAACACGTGGTTGTTTCATGTTAGCATCGATGTGTGATGAATAGAAATATACCGGACCTTTGTTGTTTATTGAATGTAATACTTTGGTGGGGTGGTTCGGTGTTTTGACTTTGGACACTGTTGAGCATCCAGTGCTGAATTTACTAGAATTAAATCCACTCGATGTAATCATCTGGAAACATGGTTTGTTTAGCATCTTATCAATGATACCAAACGCTACTGGATCAACAACACCCAACCCATACGTTGGTAAGTTGTTCACTACTACCGTTCCGGATGGTGTTGTTATAGAGCATGGCCGAACAATATCATCTTTGGTGCCAACGTAATAACTAAACGTTGACCCTATGCCTTTAAAGTGTCGAGCGCACTCGTCGATGTTAATTTGAGATATTGAAAGTGATGTAATCTTTGTATACATCTTTTCGTTAGTGGTCCATCCTTTGGGATGGATTAATGCCAACGTTCCACCGTCTTCGAGTAAGTCCAAACCTAATTGCACAAATAACGGCCACAGGTATTTGGGGTTCTTACTGTCGGGATCAGATGACTTCTGGAATGGGGGATTGCCCACGATGCAACTAAATGTTTTCACAATACCACCTGATAATATTTCATCATACGACATGACCTGTAAATGAGCTCCCTTTAGAGGAGTTTTACGGAGGCAGTTCTGAAGATATATTTCTTGATCCTCATACCCATACAACCGTGATATTATATTATCCCTCGTATGGCCGTATTTTGTCAACCGTTTTGCTACACCAACTAAGTAGTCACCTTTGCCCATTGCTGGGTCACAGAATGTAGTTGAGTTACTGACGAACAACCGTTCCGGTAAAGCATCAACGATTTCAGTTACGAGTGCTTCGGGTTGGTTCATTCGGAAGAGCATTGACATTTAATATATACCTATAGTTGGTTGATGGGGTAATTATACAATCAATCACCCCACAATACTACTCCCTAGTTCCAAAAACTAGCATTTGTTGTATCGATTTGCTTAAATTCAACTGCTACCTTCACATCCAACAAATGACCACTGATGACCTGACGTTCAATTAATGTCTGCACAAACATAGCATCAACACCAAACTCCCGCTCAAACTCAATAGCGTAGTTGTCTGTTATGTATATCAATGCAGCCCCCACGGTGCTTTCGGTTGTCATGCCAACAATGAAAGATGTGTTGTTCGTCAAAGCTTCAATAGCAGCTTCAATCTTTCTCATCGTGTCCAACAAGTTCTTCTCGCTTTCATCACGTGGTACAGCATCTTTCTTCACTTTACCCTTCTTGTCCAAGAACTTCTCACCTTTCTCACGAGCATCTGCATGATCGCCTAATCCATCCGATTCAGCAGTAATTCCCAGGATACCTGCAAGCAAAGCTTCATCACTCAGAATTGTGGTCAAGTTAGCTGTCTTTGCAATAACACGACTTAGGCTGTTGACACTCAATACTTTTTCGAGGTACTCATCAACGTTGACGTGAATACGCTCACCGGTCTCGTGATCCATGGTGTACACGTTCAGAGTACGCATGACCTGTTGTAACGCTTCAGTAATGTCAATGTCATTCTTTTCAGCTAACTTAGCCGCAGTTTCCAGTATAGGAGCGTCGATCTTGTCTTCACGTGAAGGGTCAACAGCAATACTCAACACGCGGCCTACTTTGATCAGTCCATTTGAGTATGGTGTCAAGCATCGTGACATCTTTTGAGCAGTACCTGCAGCAGAACCGTTGTCATAAGCCAGGATGACTGTGTCAATTGTAGGGATGCTGAAAGAACGTGCTCCCATCTTCATTGCACAAACAATTACACCACGCTTCCCGTTACGGATGGCAAGTGCATGAGCCTTCTTTACCTTTTCTTCAGCATCACGGTTGTTTGAGACACCACCGTGGAGAGCCATAACATCCCACTCATTGGCTATAGGCTTCAACAACTTAACAAATGCATCAACTTTCTTCTTTGAACCTGTTTCAGGCAACCAGATCATGATACCTGTTGGAGCTGAACCAAACATCTGCTCCAGGTGCATGTATTCACGCTCACCTTCACCGTTCAACAAAGCACCGAATATGGAAGAGATGAAACCTTTTGCTTTGGTTACATTCTCAATCGCTTTGTTCCAAGATGGGTTAGCCTCATCCCACTGAACCAACGGGAAGTACGCTTGATAGAATTCAACATCAGGAATACGAGTGAGGTTGGTTGCCATCTTGAAAGGCAGCTCACGACGTGGTGTGTATACCGTTTCACCGTTTGCCAATCGACCTTTGGTCATCAGCATGTCGAAGTATGTTACAGCACGGTAGTGGTCAACGTCATACAAGCTGCCAGCTCGTGCTGCATTTGTTCCGGTTCCAAGTATAATTTTAGTCATTTGTTATTGCTCTGTTGTTAGTTGATAGAACAATTATACAACTGATAGGGTGAGAGGGGCAGCTCGTAGTGCACGGTCTGGGCACAAAGCATCAATTATTTGGGTCTGTCCTTCTTTGTGAGCACCAAAGTCTGCTTCATCAACGTAGATCCACTTGTCTTCAAAGTCAACCAACGTTGACAAGTCTTCTACTTTGGTTTCCAAGCCGCCAGCATTCTTGTACAAGCTAACACCCACAACAACCTTTTTGCCAGTAGCAATTGCAGCAGCAAACGTATCTTCAAAATCATCAGCATTTGCCTCGAGGTACACCATGTCAACAAAGTTGGTGAACTTTGTAATATCCGTTTTGAAGCTGGTCAATGCACTCAACCAATAAGTAGCCACAACCATCACCTGCTCGTCAATACAACAGTGCAGAGCCATAGTCCAGATGGTTTTACCGAAGCGTGGTGCAAACTCCATCAGTTGTGTTTGAGCGCCACTCTCAAAAGCATCAAGTGCATCTTCCATGGACTCATATTGATCCGGTGTCAACTCGAGTTCTACACGGCCGGAGTTGATATCCTGACAGGTCTTCTGAACGATGTCACGGATGACGGCACACTGCTCTTCTTCTGTTTCAGAATCAATAACAAAGAACTCACGATTGCTTCGTGGTCGAAGACGACCGTCCATCTCAAGAGCATGGTGTATTGCATGGTCACGGAATTCTTTACCATCCAAGCTGAAAGGAATTTCCAACGTCATAATGACGATAATTTCTTCGAATGTTGAAGTGCTGTCCTGTTCCTTGACACGTGTCATTACTTCACGCTTGGTGTCACCTATTTTAACAATACGCTTTTCACGCATGGATGGTGTAGTATACACATACAACCAACGGTAACCGTCTCGGGGCATTTCATTCAATGTGATCATTTTATTATACAGTGTTGTTATAAGATAGAACTATTATACAACATCCAACAACAGAGACAATACCCTAGTGCTTATTCTGGGTATGTCAGATTATATATTTCAGCAACACGTTTCATTCTGTTGACATAACCGTCCATGCCTTCATCGAGAGACAGATCATGAGCTGTTTGTATACTGATGAGAAAACTAATATCACTCTCGATAAACAACTCGTAGTCCTCATTCAATGAAATAACGTCAATGCCTTCCATATCAGGGTCGTACCTATTGTCAGGGATGAGATGGCCAATGCCACAACGAATGAGAGAGTCTGCTTGGTCGCCCAAACGGTACTGACACGGATTCGAACCTTGCAAATACTTGCCATCGCGACTCTTTCTTGCAGAGTGTACCCCTTGATTGATAACGCCAATCAGGGCCATGTCGAACATTTCTTGTCGTCTTGTATTAATGGTCATTTTATTTTACCGTAAAAGTTTGAAGATGATCAGGATCAAGATGATAACACCAAGAACCTTGTACACTGTCATAAAGCCGCCTGCGAATGCTGCAACGACTACCGCAATCAGTACAACAATGACTGCAATGACAACGATCAGTTCGATCAGAGTAAAGCCGTTTTGTTTATTGTTATTCATCCTTTGACCTCCACTTTCTCGAGCTCATTGACCACAGTCGTGATAGCATCGGCGATCCTGACTTGATTGTCGCTTAGATGCTTCGCAACAACGTTCACGCGACGATACAAGAAGAATGTGAGCAGTACGTTTACTGCTAGCAATGTGTATAAAATCACTTGTGAGTTACTTTTCCGATTGTGATTTGAGTGATAGAATCTGTTTTGAAAGTACGAAGGATAACTTTATCATCCAAACCACCTTGTTCAGCTTCACGTGGCTTGCTGAGTCCAACAATGTCGTCCTTATCAACTTCTACGCCATCAATCGTGTAGTGAGTTGTCCCAGCATTCAGCATGATTGCTTCGAGGTACAATTCGCCTTTATGCTCAACAAATGGTTGGTCTTGCAAACGAACACCCCACTTACGCTCACTTAGTTCAAATGTTGATGGATCCTTGCCTTCCTTCTCAAGGCGGCGCTTAACCATGTTCATGTAGCCATGTGATTTTTTATTTTGAAACAACATCACAGTCATACCCTGGGTGTGTTTGCGCACACGACCGAAGTGAGCATTCGGCTCACGACCATCTTCGGTGTCTACTGTCTTCCGAACTGTTGGTACGGTTGTGACATCTAAAGAAACGAATGTTGCTCCATTGATGTTATTATTAATTATCGTTTGAAGATCCATTGTATTGTTCCGTAAGTAGTTGATAGAACTATTATACAACACTTTGTGTATAGAGTAAGACCCTAGTGCTAGTTTACATCAACTCCTAGTTTTTCAAGAGCGGCGTCGACCCGAACGAGCTTCTGATTGAGTACCAGGAACAATGCTCGCGCTGCCTCGACAGCAACATAACAACCACTCATGTTGATACCAGCTCCGCTACCGTCCGTGTGCATGTGGAGGTAACTAGCGTAACCTTCCTTGTCCTCGGAGCTGGTATTGTTGTCACACGCTGATGATTTTTCGATGAATCCGGCAACCTCACCCTGTGCTCGAATTACATTAGTACGGATTTTGATAAGAGTGGTTACTTCATCGAAGTTTGTAAGTTTCATGTTTAGCTCCTGTTGTTGATTGGTGCGATCAGTATACTCTCATTCACGAGAGCAAAGAACATCTTAGTGCTAAGAAACGGTAACCGTTCCAAACGTTTTACCCAGTGCACAGATGGGCGCGTTGTATACATCAACGGTTCTCCCGCCTCTGTAACATGGAAGTGCACACAGGTGCTCGGCCAATTCAGTAGGAGTGACGTTCCCATATTGGTGAGTTCGTAGAATGTTGTCATCCGCGACATAACCACTAAGAATCTCTACGATATCTGCTTTTGTAGCAGCAGTGTTTCGTGTGTACTCATTAATATCCAATTTGTATGTGTCACTCATGGTGCGTCCTCTAATATTGATAAACGGGTTGTGAGTATTGATACTGGACCGTGCAACGTGAGCCGTGCACAAAATCAACACTCCACAAATCGTCATGCTTGGCGTAGTAGAAGTACGTGAGTTTGTGAGCACCATTGTTCGTGAAGCCAGTGTCGTCTACGTCTTCGGGTGGTCCGTACCTAGACGTAACGTGGCTAATGGCTTCCTGGCAGTTACCACTATCGTATATGTTCACGACTTGATAGTTGTGAGAGTTGTCACACCCCACTAGACACAATACCGCACAAAGTGTTGTTAATGTTTTCATGTGATAATTATAACACACCCAGACACAAAAAAGGGCGCAGCAAGCGCCCTTTTTTGTTATTACTAAACCAGGTGCTTAGCTAGCGTCACCAGCATCTTCAATGATAATAGCTGTTGGACACGCTTCTTGTGTTATAGATAGTGGATCACAATCCTGGTAATCCCAGATGCCATCGATGTCACCATCGAATTGAATGTCGTATCCTGTTCCATCAACAACATTGTACACATCAAGACCTACGATCGTATAGGTAACATCGCCGATCGTGATCGTATTAGTACCTTCAGCTTCTTCGGTGGTTACGTTGTCGGGTAGTGGGGTGAACGGAGCGTCGCTGCCATACGCTGGCGTCAGGGACTTCCGTGCCAGTAATACACCATTTTCGGAACCACTAACCGCCCGTCGCACCTCAACAACAAGTTCGTAGATGGTATCAGCATCAAACAATACGTTTGTTATTGTGGTTGCTCCTGTAAGATTTGGAGCAACCGCATCCGCACTTTGTTCTTCACTGCCGTTTACGATGTTTCCGTTGACGGTCACGGTGTATGCCACAGGTCCAGGTACTGCATAGTCATATCCAGTACCAAATTGGGTTGGTGGCAAGAACAAAAAGTTCAGACTGACCAACTCCGAATCGCCACAGGTCGGCAAAGCGTTGAATTCAGCAATGTCAGTATTCGTTGCCCTGTTAATATCAACAGCTCCATCTGTAGCCGACATCTCTCCCAGAGGATTGCTAACTAGAGTATCGTTGAATGTGTATGTACCTGTTCCGATGTTGAGTGTTGTGTTTACACCATCTGTTGTCCACGTTGAAGCATCGTCAATCATACGACAGAAGTTGTTGAAATCAACATACACTTTCCGTTGAACGGTAACAATGCCTTCATTGAGTGAATCACCAGCCTGCAAATCAACCAGAATGGTTCCTGTCGCACTATCACCACCGGTACTAATTGTGAATGTACCTAGCGTTGGTTCGTTGCAAACCGGTAAGACGGTCGCTACTGCTTCGGCTGAGCCAATTTCACCAACGAAACGGGCTGACATGGTTGTTTCAACATTCCCTTGGTCATCGTAAAAGTCAACTAATAAGTCACCATCCGATCCTGTTGACTGACGGTATACGATTCTGTAAGCCGTGACAGGTGGAAGGACTCTGCCGTCAACGGTGATAGTGTCGCGTTGCACAGCTGCCAGAAGATTACCACCCAACGCACCTTCCACGTTATCAACATCACCAAAAATACCATTGTCACCATCTACAACAACGCTACCTGTAATCGGTAGTACTGATGGAGCGTATGGGTTAACTTCTTTGTCGCCACCAATAAAATTGTTATTAAAGCACATCTGGTCAAAGTAAACGCTTTCGGTTTCATAGTTGAAGAAACTTAGCGCACGTCCGTCATCAGATATGTTCAACACACTCCCAACGAATTGGCCACTCTGGGTTGAGGTCAATTGCCATGAACCGTTCGGAAACGTATCCGCAACGACTACCGGGACCTCGATGGTGACGGTCTCACCAGGATCTCCCTTCTTACCCGAACATCCTGCCAGGACACCAAGCGTGACTGTGACAAGAAACAAAACTGAATGTAATTTCATATTTTTAACCTCTGTGTTGTATATGATCCTGTTACTATACAACAACACTGAGATTGTTGTCAACCATCAATTCACGGGTATAATATATTGTAAAGTGAACACACCATATGACCTTTCGCCAATAGTTGGTGAGTACCCAATTCGAAAGTTGTCAATGTTGTACGTGACTTGTATCATTGGAATTGTTACAGCCTTGCCTGTGAATTTGTAATTGCCGTATGATACAACACCAATGTCAAGTCCAACGTTCTTATTCATTGGATGCACAAAACGCTTACCGCCGAATACAGAAGTACCTGAATAACTGTTGATGAACACCCCAAACATTAAGTTGCCGTCGGTATAATAAGTCAACCCAGGATTGAACTCATTATATGGTCTGTTTCTATCATTGTGCGCAATTCCACCATCACCTTTCTTATCGGTAATGTGAAAACTTCCGAGTGATAGTCCTAATTGTCCAGGTTGCGCTGTTGGTGCGAAAAGTAGTGCTGATATGATTATAAGATATCTCATATCAATAAAACTAATTATAGTTTTATTTGGCAACACTTAAATCACGTTTCACCTTACAAGACAGACAAATTGCCTTGCCGTCAACCCACTCGGCAACAATAAACTTATGCTTACATATTGAACACTCTTCCAGCTTTGGCTTAACAGGACTGCTAGTATCTCTTTTCATAATTTATTCCGTATCGAGTTTGTCAACCCGCCCTTTAAAGATTTGTTGGTCACCTTTATCCGTTTTAGCGACCGGTTGTCCATGCTTATCGGTGGTAAATCCCTTAATAGTAGCCGTTCTGTTCTTGAACTTACCAACTTTAAGAACATCGCCAACCCGTAACGTGGGTAATTGTAAATCGGTTAGTTTCATATCAATGTGCCCATTCATTGTTATTTATGACAAACCTCAATTTACCACAATCCCAAATACGTAAAATCCCATTAGCTTTACAATTTTCCCACTCACTCATGTCTGGATCGAACACATCTAGCAATTTAGATAGATTCTTCCTCCGATAATTAAATTTATGCGACCTTGTGCACCCATCTGGGGAGTAATAATAGTCTGCAGGTATGGTACTATCCAACTCCCAACCAGTTGTAGAGTATAATTTGCCATCACTCCACCTCAAGTCAGCAAAAGAAACTAATCTACTCCACTTTTGGTGTCGTTGAAAGTGTTTTAGTAGTTTTGAGAAGCCACCAATACAATTAGAACTGGTAGCATACCTCGTTAGGTACCACTCATTGTTAGTCTTTTTCGAAAAAGTCATGCACGCTACTAACTTTTGGTTGAAAAATAATCCATATCTGATTGATCCAGGTCCACTCCCCTGGATATGGTTGTCGTTTAAGAAGTCAACTGACTGTTGTTTGGTTAATTCCCCAACTACACAATTCCTTGCGTACACTCTTGGTCCATCACTCAACCCAACAAGGTGTTTTATTTTATTTTTCACTTGTTGTTCTGTGTTAAACCACTCATCTTCGTATATGGTCAACAACTGGACATTATTATTTGCACACGCTTGTTGTTTGTTCTTGTGATAGTTTCTATCCTTGCCCTGTTGTTCGCTGTGCCAATACAACCCACAATATTCTATGGCAATGTTGTGGGTTGGTATAATAATATCCAATTCATAAGGAGTTATGAGTGTACGGTTGGATTGTTCAACGTGAACACCAAGTGATTCGACAAAATCAGCAACTTCTTGCTCACCTTTCGACACAACATGTGAACATTTTGGGCAACCATTTCCATGCATGTAGTGATCTATGGGTCGTTGGGAAAATTCCCCGTGCTTTGGGCAAATTATTGTAATTTTTTTATCGCTGGTTATATACTCAACCTTGGAATAATCATACTTATCGCCATGTTTGGTGCTTGATCTGCCAATAACTTCTGTTTGTGTTAGTCGCTGTGCTAAACCTGATGTGATTTGACCACACAATGGACAACCATTCCCCGTACGATGTTTATTAGGTCTTTGTTGAAACACCCCATGCTCTGGACAAATGATATCAACAACAACATTCCCTGAAACATACTCCACGGATGAATAATCATACTTATCGCCATGGTGTTTCATAAATTCACCCACAACAATTTCCGTCGTTTTTCTTGTGGTATTAGCTCTTCGTGCACTTCCGCATTTCATGCACCCGTGTTTACCTGATGTATGCTGCACACTTGTTTGTTGAAACGCCCCATGGACTGGACAGATAATTGTCATTTTGGCATGCGGCCGCACATATTCTATCCGGGAATAGTCATACTTATCACCATGAACCAAGCGTGCCTTCTCTATAAAGCTGTCTGTTGTGGTGGTTTTGTTGTTATTTCCTCGCAGCGTGCTAGCACATTTGGCGCAACCGGCGCCCTGTGACAGGTGGCTATTGGGTTTTATTAAAAAATCCCCATGAACTGGACAACCGAGTAACACTTTCGTTGATGTATTAACATATACAACGTTTGAATAATCGTATCGCTCGCCGTGGATGGCTTTTGCTTTTTCGATAAACTCTTCTTGTGTTAATTTCTTTGGCATATAACCAAATTATACCACACTTACTGGTTAAAGCCAACTATTGGTTGAAGCCAACATGCATGTAATCATATCCCTTTGCCCTGCCTAGGGATTGGGCTCCTTGTCGTTCCCATGCCAACCAAAAATCATCATAGACGGGTTGTGCCAGTTGTGCTTTGTCAGCTCTCCATTTTAATTTATTTTGAACAGGATTCCAGTCGATGGATGTCCCCCAACTGTGCGTAGAATAGCGTGTTCCTCCGCGTATAGCGCGGACGTTAAGACATCCTCCCCAATAATCCAGCTTGTGTTCTTGTATAAAATCCAAACCATACACATCCAAAATTTCTTCCATGGCGGCTTGGATAGGCTCCACAACCAACTTATGGCAGGTAAACCTATTCAACTTCTTGCTCGTATCCCATGCCAACTTCAGTGTATACGGAACAGATACTTTTGATTGATTTGTGCCCACAGGTCCAAAAAAGTCTGTCATGGCTGCAGTGGTTCCAACTGGCCATTTCGATGTTGGATTGATTAGTATTGGTGGTTGTTCGTTATCACGCCAGTTGTCAATTGCTCCACTATCGGAAATTGCTGCTAGTTGTTCAAACGCTGATTCGGTTTGAGGACCCCAGTATCCATCAATTGGTCCAGCGTTGAGCCCTGCCTGTGTGGCGATGTGTTGAAGAGCACCAACGAAACGCCTGGATAGTGACCAGTTCGCTGATACCGTTGGGATTTGAAGTGCCGCTGCCATCGTGGCTGGACCAACACGACCATCTTCGGCGAGTCCTACATTATACAGTACATTTAATGACCGTTGTACTATTTTCACCATCTGGGGTGTAGGTTTACCGTCCATCTTATAGTCTCCTAGGGGTTATCCACCCAACTATTTATAAGAGGGTGGATAAATAGCTGGATGGATAACTCCAGGAGACTACAAGATGGACCTGTTACAAATAGACTGAACGAGAAACTTTAAAAATATTTATCGGCAAATTTGGTTGTGGTCCAAGCTGTGCTCGCCGGGATACCGAGAATTTCATAGACCTCAACCCCGTCGGAAAAATCAACTTTGTTGTTAATCTTTCCAAAAGCGAACGACCACTGTGAACCATATTGACTGTTTGTGGCTCTTGTTCTGAAAGAACTATCGCCAGTTCCACTATTCCAGTCAGGAGTGTTGTTGTTACCAGCATTGCCGTTGTTGATGTGGATGTATGTAGCGTTCGCTATCATGTAAGCTAATCCACTCGCTGACGTATTCTGTTCATTCCAACCAGCTGATGTGTTGCTGTGCTGGACGACTCTGATTTTATCTTTATAGTTAGAAACGTTACCGTTTGAAGCTATTTTACGCAACACCTCAGCAGTAAAGTCAGAAGGTCCACCTTCAGCTACATGAACACGTCCGCCAGCTAGTAGTGTTAATTCCCATGCTGTTGCTGTATCTGCCACAACACTGGTGACAAATTTTCCAACACCATTGTCTGCCTTCAATCCCTGTGGATACATTGTCAGCATGTGTTCATATGATCCAATAACAACTCCCGGATTGTCCAGTTTTTTCGTTCCGTTGATTGCCATATAGTCCACACCTTCAATAAGATCAGTCTCATTGAGGATCTCACGTGTAGCAATCATTGCCTGGAGATCATCAGGATCCATACTTGAATCCCAGTGTAGAGATATCCAGTCACCAGTCTCAAACGATATCGTATTGGCAGCGTTTCCTGGTTGAATCCGCCCCGTTGTGGTTCCTGATGAATCTGAACCGGAATTGCCTGTTGAAATATTACTACCTCCAGTAGGTGAACCTGAACCAATTTGACCTTCTGAACACACCCACTTTGTTCCCTCGGGATCACAATCTGCCGCTGATGAACCAAACTCTGCAGTAAACGCAGCCCGGCTTCCAGCAAGTGTATCGGAACGAGCGTATTTCAACCCACCCTCTTCGAAAGCACCATTTAGATTGTTCGATAACGTTGGCACATTTAGTACTGGGTCGTCCTGGTCACCTGTGTCAACCACAGGTTCTTCGGTGGTCACTGGCGGTGTTTGGGTTGTTGTATCTTCAATGATGGTAAGCAATACTAGATTAACACTATCGATTGCAAACCGTTGTGAACGGCCACCCACTTCCACCCGATGTATGCCAGGTTGGAGCTCACGTTCAATCCTTGTGAACTCTTTTGGATCGTACCGCTCACCGTTGGTGTAATTGCCCCAACTTTGTGGTGCACCTCCTTGATAGAATTTGGTCCATTGATCAGCATCACGGACACCTGATACATCTGAACCTGACATGAAACGCACCTGTGCATCGTTGTCCGCATCACCTGCTCCACTGCTGTTCCCAACACGGCTCTGGACCCTGGCAGCAAACCGGTATATGCCAGGAGTTGTGATGAGAAAGTCATAACCTTTAATTCCCTTGGGGAGTGATTGGTTATTGCTAAAGTCATTGTTGCCACGCCATACGATGTAAGCACCACCTGATGCTCCAGATAGTGCTGATTCAGTCACCCAACCTGTCCCAGACACGTCAATGCCGTCTTCTGCTTCAAATGACAACACTGCCAGTGTTACATCTGGTGTTTCGTCAACTGGATCTGTAACTGGATCTGTAACTGGATCTGTAACTGGATCTGTAACTGGATC